CAGATATCTAACCGGCCTTGATCCCGGCCCACACTGCGCCGAGAGCGCCGAGAACAAGGGCGCCAATAAGCACCTTTTTCGCATGGCGGCCAAGTTGTTCTGATGCAATCCTCTGTCTCCGCAGAAAGAGGGAGTCGGCCTGTGCTTCCTTTATGGCCTCGGGGCTGCTTGAGTCGATGCCCAGTGCCAGCAACAAGTCCTGCATGGCCTCTTTGGCCGCACACTTGGCGATAGCTTCAATCTCTTTCTGGCTCATAAAGCGCGGCGGGTTCAATCCAGATCCCTCTGGTATCTCCGGGTCGCTCGCTCTGTGTTTCCGCCCACTCATGACGCCGTCCCCCCCTAATTAGGCAGAGCACAGAATGCAGGGAACAGTAAAGCTGCCATCCGAATAAGTTTCAATTACTTCCGAAGACGTAACCTTAGCAACGGTGCTGCTGCGCCGGATGTCATCGGCCTGTACCTCACCACATCCTGCAATATCAGAAGACTGGATGTAGTCACCGGGGATTGGAGTTTCCCCATCCTTAAGGCGCACCATGAAGTCGCCGCTGGTTGCTACGAAGAAGTCTTCCAGAGTGGTAGAGTCATGGGAATCACTATCATCCCACCGGTCGAAGACACCTATGACCGCCTTGCTTGCAGGGGTGGTGGTTTCCTGTGAGCGAACCAACTGCTCATTAAGCTCGATGACCACAGTGACTTCGCGCCCCTGTTCGTCGGTATATACTTCTCCGTCAGTGTGGGTAGTGGATGGAACATATCTAGTGGCCTTGATCGTATAAGAAACGGGGGTTTCACGATCTTCAGCACCTTCCGCTGTGTTAACTGTCACCGTCTCGGTATTAGTCCGCTCAATTTCCTCGCCCTTTTGAAGCACGTAATCAAGGGGAGCAGTCCAACGCAGTTCCTCACGAATCCATACAGCTTTGACACCAGTGCTTTCTACCAGAGAGCCTCGCTTAATGTCGTAACGTGAACTAGGATCGGGGAGCTGAGACCACATTGCCAAGTGGCCACCGTTATAACTGACAGTCGAGCCGCTGACGCTGATCGTCCCTTCTTCGGTCCCGTCCTGCCGTATCGAAACAATGGTCCCGTCACTGCTTCGTCGATTGACCAATAACGCCGCGCTGCCATCTGCGGTTGCAGATGCAGCACCTGCAGTGAAAGCCCGGAAGCCGTCAGTGTTGATAGACGTAGAGGTTGGATCATCAGCGCTGACAATAAAGGCGTCGCTTTGCAGCCGCGCCTTCGTCGTGGTGCCGGTGTTCCACTGGTGATAGTCGGGCTGATTGGCCGACCGACCAATCCTATATCCGACATAAGCCTGATTTTCCGCGTCGTTCTGGAAGCGAATATCGAACGCGCCGCCGTTCTGCGTGAAATAGAGCCGGGCTTCATTGGCGGTAGCATCTTCTTCGATCATGCCAAGGACGGGTGCCGCGTCGGCGTAGTGCCAAACCTGATTGTCTTCGACTTCAAGGACCAGATTGCCGTTCGCCGTGAAACCCATCTGGTTTGCGCCGATCCGGTAAATGCCCAGATCGGTGTCGCTCGTGAAAGTAAGAGCAGGGGCAGAGACAGAGCCGGTGGGGAGCTGCATGGCTCCGCTGGTCAGTTTGTAAATATCTGAACCGCCGACCTTCACATCAATCTCATCGTCCGTATCGGCAGTGATGCTGGTATCGCCATCGGCATCTAGGATCAGTTCGTTGCCATCAAGGTCAATCGTCACACCACCAATAGTGCCGCCTGTGATGGAGACGCTGTTGGAGTTTTGAGTTGCGATAGAACCAAGGCCGAGGTTCGTGCGGGCAGTACCGGCATCACTAGCACCCGTGCCTCCGTCCGCTACCGCAAGGTCTGTGATCCCGACGATTGTGCCACTCGTAATATCAACATCTTGGTCTGCGAGAGCGTCGTAAACAGCTGCACCTGCGCCTGCGCCGTCTGTGACGATGATCTTGTTACCGCCGTTAGGGACAGTTACATTCGCCCCTGAGCCTTGGCTGATGGAAATAGACTGACCGCCAGTGGTGGCATTCTCGATGATCCAAAGTTTAGAAACCGTATTTGGAGCGAGAGTTATCGTCCGGGTTGCCGTAAGAGATCCACTAGAAGTAATTTTAAGATAGATAGACCTAACTTCATCAGCACTGCCATCCGACATTGTGATGGTGGCGTCTGCATCAGAAGCTAAATTCTCAGTCCCATAGCTAAATGCCGAGGCGATCAGTTCTAGGTTAGTGTTTGTGATTGTCCCCCACGTCCCTGACTTCTCGCCAGTGGCCATTTCCTCAAGACGTAGGTCATTGACGTATGTGCTGGGCATGCTTTAAATCCTCAGTCGATCCGGATGATTGCCGTCGCTCCCGCAGCTGGGAAAACGATTCGGAAGGTGCCGGAAGAAACGGTGAAATCGCCGCCAAAATCAAGAACAGCGATAGATTGGTTTGAAGCAGTGCTATTATAAATCAGAGCACCACGAGCTGTAAACGACGCAGAAGTCCACTCAGGATCATCGAAATCAACATAGGCAGTCGTTCCGCTAGTCCCAATGGTCGCGCCAGTCAGGGTTACGCCACCTGCTGTGTAGCCAGTCCCGCTGACTTCGTTGGTTGCGGTGTATGCTGTGGTTGAAGCATCGAGAGTCGCAGAAGAAGTGTAAAGCGCAATCTTGATCGTGTCCGTATCAAGATCCTGCTCCTTCTGGAAAAGGTCCTCTTTGAAAGAGGTGCACATAGCTTGAGTGATGGCCATTATATGCCTCCGTTGTATTCAGCAGTATAATTCCTAGCCATCTCTTGCTGAAACAGCTGGACGGACTCGTCGAACTGAGTCTTATACAAGTTTAGCGTTTCTGCTGCTTTAAGAAAAGCAGAGCTTTCGTAGAGACAGGCAGAGAGCAGGACATTCTCTGCATTATCACCGATCCATGTGTTCGGATTGCCGGAGGATATGCCTGTTCCCGGGGCAAAGAAATCAACCTGATAAGTTAATGCTGCGCTTGGGGTGGGTGCGAGTGTAAATGTGATCCCGGAGGTTCCAGCAGACTTTGTGCTGTACATTATTGGGGTGCCTGTCGTGCTTGAATTAGGCCAATAGTCTCTGAGATAAGAATCAATCCTGTGATCAAGGTAAGAAACTTCTCCAGAGTTGGTCACTGAAACCTGCCTAATCATCCTCGCACTAGCAACTGTATAATCAGCAGTTCCTACAACAAGAGACCCAGAAGATGTCTGGCGGAAGCATGGAAGCTGCGGGAGCCTCTGAAAGATCATGGCCTCAGCCTGATCAATGATCTGATCAATGGAATCAGAAAACTCAGTTGAGTCGTCTTCCATAAAATCTTTGATATTATCTACGAGTGTCGTGTAATTCATCATTCACCCCAAGCACCTTCGCCCCAAGCGCCCTCGCCCCAAGCAGGATTTATCAATATGGAAACAGTTCCAATCTGTCCCGAGCCAGAAAGTCCAGTTTCTACGACAACAGACTCTAAAGTTTCTGTGCCTGTCGTGCCTGTTCCGCCAACGCCAGAAATTCCTGTCACAATCAGCGTGACATTTCCGTTGCCTGTTACACCAAATCCTTCAACAACACCAGTTCCGGCAACGCCAGACGGATTCAATTCAGATTCAGGAGTTTCAGACCCAACAGCACCCGTCCCGGCGACACCAGTTTCAATAGCACTGCCAGAGACAGAAATCACACCGATAGAGCCTTTGCCAGCGACGCCAACTCCGGGGCGCTGGTTCCTGTCTAGCATGAAGTCGTAGGTATAGCCGATGGATATCTCTACATTCTCAGGATCGTTATCTGGACGAGGATGAAAGAGTGCAGTTGCGTCGACTACATTCTTAGCAGGAGTTAGCTGTGGGTGCTTCGGCTCCCACTCTTCGGGCTCAACGCGATATCCCTCCCAAGTTGTCTTGAGGGATTTATAAGGGATCTTAAATCCAGACTGATCACTTATAGCCTGTGATTTTTTCCCCGATGCCCGACGAGCTGCCATTAATTCAAGCTCATTCCTGTTGGACGAAGACGGAGCGTAACACCATCATTGTCCGTTGCAGCCGCTAATTCAAACGAGCGCTCATAAACTTGATCAAGGAGCTGATACCTGTCTGGTGCGAGCTTCATAGCCAACTTGCTCGCTAGTCCAGCACAAATACAATCAGACCAACGGTAGGGAACGTCAGCATCTTGATTGCTTGCATTAATATCTTCGATCTGATTTATTGACCAATAAACCAAGCTATAAGAATTGCTATCCGGGACTTGCCAGACATACATAACTGGGGTGTACTGCTTGTCAAGCATGTATTGGCTTGGCTTCCCAGAAGAGCTTTTGTCCGGGAGCTGGTTGTAGTCTGCGATGCTTACCCGTTGCAAAACTGTATCAGATGTTGTGCCGCCAACCGTTTCTCTTACAACGACATCTATCAGATCAATCGTGCCTGCTGGGAGCGTGTAAGTCGTCGTTCCGGAAGAAAGCGAAAGAGTGTTGTTCTGAACAGCCCAGTAATTTATGCCTCTGTTTGCCCACTCGCTGAACAAAAGGTTTAGGCTGCGACGCGCAGAAACAGCCTGATAGCCTGTTCTGGTTTCGTTGTCGATCCCACAACGCTCATACGCCTCCGTTATAATTTGCTCGACATTTAGCCGGAAATTAACTGTGCCGGAAGTTGCCATCATGTCACTCCGTCATTTTGAATGTAAACAAACTCCATTGACGCAGACACATTAAAGTCAACCGACCCCGAAGAAGAAAATGCCCTCATTTCTAAATCTGTTTTTTCCGAGAAGCTTAATGGAAAAGTATAAAACTGGTCGTGTGCGCCATCTGTAAGAGTAAACCTTTCCTTTATCTGGAAGACTTCTCCATATGGCCTAGCAACAAGACTAGCATTTAAAAGGGCTTTGGTGTTGGTAGATGTTCCGGTAGATAAAGACATCTTTGTAAGAAAAGCTGTGTACCCTGCGGGAACTGTCCAAAGACACATCAATGTTTGGTTGTCACCATCACCATTGATGCTAAGATAAATATTAGCTGGAACCCCAGATGTAACCGTACCTGTTCCTGCGTAAAGCGTGCCCGCGTTTGCGCCACCACTACCTGCACTGCGAACAATGCCGCGATTTATCCGTAGGTAAGATTTTGTGGTATTAACAGCAGTTTGCCCATTCAGCGTGACAACTTCGTTTATTTCGTTGTAATCGGCGTCTAAGCCAAAAACCTCTACTGTTCTTGCACCTGTTCCTGCGGCGGTGTCGTCAGTTGAACTGCTTGATAAAGTCATTACTGTGGCTGATGCAGGATAA